ATGAAAAGCCGGGAAGTGATAAAACTGATCGAAGCAGACGGGTGGTACGAAGTCCGCCAGACCGGAAGCCACAAGCACTTCCGCCACCCGACAAAGCCCGGCTTGGCAACGGTTCCCCACCCGAAGAGCCACCTGCCCAAGGGCACGCTCAACAGCATCACGAAGCAAACTGGTGTGCCGCTCAATAAGTGAGCGGCACACACCATCTGCCCGAGAAGGGAATGATTATGGCAACCGTCTACTATCCTGCGATCATCGAAAAAGACTCGGAGGGGTTCGGCGTGTACTTCCCGGACCTGCCGGGCTGCGTTTCCGCCGGCAGCACTGCCCAGGAAGCCGCCGAAGGCGCGCAAGAGGCGCTTGAGGGGCACCTGTCCGTCATGTCCGAATTCGGCGACCCGATTCCCGAGCCGTCCGCGATCGATGCCATCCATCCAGAGGAGGGTAGCGTCGAGGTCGCAAGGCTTCTGGTTGCAGGCGAGCGCCCGGGCCGCGCCGTTCGAGTTCAAATCACGATCGAGGATCAGTTGCTCGCGCGGATCGATCGCGTCGCCAGCAATCGATCTCGTTTCCTCGCCGAAGCGGCGCGCGAAAAGCTCGGCGGAAAAGTAGCCGCCGCGCCGCAACGCTAGCTGCGGCGCGCGTCACGCAGAGCGTCCAAGAACGCCGAGGATCTCTCGACGCCCACCGCACGCGTGATCGCGTTCACGGCCGCTGTCATCTCCTGGCTGCGGCCGAACGCGGTGGCACCCTGCCCCGTCTCCGACCGCCCGACCGCTGCTTTCCAGAACTGCTCGATCCAGCTCCGCTCCGCTCCGCAGAGATGCAGGAACGCTAGCGCCAGCCGGAGCCCCGCCGTTGGCGGCACAGCTCCGGTTCTGGCGCGCTCCTGCGCCTCGTCCACCACGCACAGCGCATGGAAGATGGCTCGGTCTCTGGCGACTCGCATTCGCGGAACATGGAGAGAACATTCGCAGGAGTCGAGGGCAGCTATCTTCCAAGGCGGCCGCTGTTCGCTGGCAGCTCCCCATCAAGCCGTGGCTGTCGATCGCGTCCCCGCTCGTCCCGCGACGAACCCTCGCAGCATGCGCCGGACTGGTGTGTCGAACCAGTGGACCACCGCGCTGGCCAATAAACCGACCGACAGCACGAACAGACCCGTGGTTACGAGGCCATGGAGATGCAGACGCTTGCCCAGCATCACGAACACAACCACTAACGGAAAGTGGATCGCGTAGACCGCGTAGGAGATGTCGCCAAGATAGCTGAAAAGCGGAGCCACCTTTGCCGGAAGCTCGTAGTGGACGCCGAACCACACGATCAAAGGAAAGATCGCCAAGACGGTGAGGAGTTCGAACATCGGCCGCCGATGATTGCCAACGGGGGCCATCATCAACACCAACACGAGCCCCACCACCGCCAGCGAGATCCAGGAGACCCTTCGATCGGAAAGGCGCATCCGCCGCCAGAGCACCATCCCCACCGGGAAGGCGAACAGCGTGCGGGCCAAACCAAGATCGAAATGCTGCCAAGACCAGCCGACGTTGAAGAACTCCGGCGAAGCGATCTGCGGTGCCAGCCATGCCAGCGCGGCAGCGGAAATAATCAGCAGATGCCGGGTCCGCAGGCGCACCAAGACCAGCGCGAACAGGACGTTCACCGCGAACTCGAAGAATAGGGACCAGCTGGGGATATTCAGCGGGAAAAGCTCATAAGGCCCAGGTCCCATCGGTGGGGCGGGCAGCATGAATAACGCGCACAGCGCGGCAAAAGCGACTTCCCCCATCCCCAGGCTATGGGGGAGATGCAGCAAGACGCCACCAACCTGCCTCAGGCAGCCGAGCACAAGCCCTACGAAATAAATCGGATAGAGCCGCAAAATTCTCTGCCAGAAGAAGTCAGCAAAGCTCAACCCATTGGTGAGCTTGCCTTCATAATTTAGGGCGATGACGAATCCGCTGAGGATGAAGAACAAATCGACCGCGAGATAGCCCCCCGGGATGAATTGCACGTCCCTCTGGCCGAGATGGTAGGCAGCGACTGCTAGCGCGGCCATTCCCCGGATTGCATCGAGCGTCTTGTATCGCCCCCCGACCGACTGTGCAGGACGCACAATCTCACTTTCAACGCTCATGTCGCCCTTCGCCCCCCTTGAAGGAAAGACTCCTGCCTGTGTCAGCAGGACTCTTCTAGGGTTAGCTTCTAAGCTATAGCCTCGCGATGCCGCAAGCGCCGATCTTCGGCCGTTGTGTCTTGATAGTGACGCTTGCTAGGCCCCTTTAGCTTGTTCGAGCAAGTATAAGCCATCGATCACTGCTGTAAGGCGCCAAGCGCCACCGGTGGCCTCGCGCACCAGCTTTCGCACCCGATAGGCGAGCTGGATGCCGACGTTCGAGCAGGTCCCCTCTCGAACCGGCGCCATGGACTCCACGCTCGACACCGGCAGCTTGCCTTTCCGCTGGATCAGGAGGGCCAGCAGCACCGCGCACCGTCCGCGCGCATGCACATAGTGGGAACGGAAGTAGATGGTCGGAGCGGTGCTATACGCCCCTTCCACCCGCCACGGGCCCCATTCATGCACGCTTTCGACCTGGCACCGGCACCGATCGCAGAGTGCCATTATTGGGCCGGCGGCGGGTCGAACTGCGCGGTGACGGCGATCAACCCATGCAGCTTCTGCGCCGTCTTCTCCTGTGGCTCGTCGGGATCGGATACCGAGAATAAGCCGTCGCGGTGGAAAACGATGTGCCCCGTCTGCAAGACGAGGCAGACGAGGCGAGGCGTGTCCGGAAACGACACCATCGCCTTGATCGACTGCAGGAACGGGGAGAGCCAGTCGGCAACCCATTGCTCGGTCTGGGTGGCCATTACGAGCCGATCATGCTCTGGCGCGCGACAGTCGCTTCCTTGGCGTAGCCTTGCGCTGAGAGGTGCGTGCCGTCGAACCGATCGGTGGTGACGAACGGGATCACATTGTAGTTGATCACCGGCGCCAGGCTTAGGTTCGCCGTGACAGTGTCTATCACCGCGAGCATTTCCGACGACATATTGTAGCCGCCGGTCATGGCAACTCGGCATTTGACCAGCGCCACGTTGGCGCCATTCCCGCCAGCCTGGCCCTTCAGCTTGGTGGCGATGTTGGTCATCGCGGTCTGGAAGTCCGTCGCGGTCACGGCCTGGTTGGCGTCGTTCGTGCCCAGCTCGATGATATAGGCATCCGAGTTGAGCGCGCCGAGTGCATTGTACGGCGTCGCCGCGGTCATGGTCGACGGATCGGAATAGATATTCCAGTGGCCGGTCCCGTTGGTGCCGAACGCCTTGGCGCCAGGCCAGCCGAGGTTGAGGATCTCAAGGCAGGGCGACGTCGAGTTGTAGGGAATGATGCCAACCAGAAAGACCTGGCCGCCAGAAACGCGGGTGATGGTGATCGGCTTCGTCGAGGCGACGGGGCGCGTGATGGTGGTCCGCTTCATGCCGTTGCCGCTCGCCGTGACAACCTGAGCGCCGCTGTTGGTGCCCTCGTTGATCTGGACGTTGAGGCCATCTTCGTCCTGGACCACGATGATCCCCAGGCCCGCCGTTGCCGAATGGATGATGTCGAAGGAGTCGGCCGCGATTTCAGGGGTGAACGTAATCGGCGTGGTGACCGTGTTCGGACAGTTCAACATCGAGCCGCTAAGGCTATAGTTGGTCAGCGTCCAGCCGGTACCGATAACGATATTCGGATTTGCGGCCTGCATGTTCGCCACGCTCGAGTCGGGCTGCGAGGTGAAGAACGCGTCGTGTCGGCATGGAACGCCGCGAGCGATCAGCATATCCTTGAGCTGGGCAGGCCAAGACTTGTTGCGGAGATAGTTGCCCGGAGCATTACCCGCGGTCGATTGGCTGGCAGCCCCCGTGCCGCTGTCGACGCCGCCGCCCCAGCCCGCAACTGCGCTGTCCCCGACGATCGCAATTTGCGATCGCTGGCCAGCCGCCATTTTGGCTTGAACCGCAGGGAATTGAAAAGTCACCGATGACGCTGCCGTGACGGTGAGCGCGAAGGAGGCTCCATTGGCGCCGGCTGCAGAAACGGCGATGTCGACCGATCCGGCACTAAGCGCGCTCAGACCGACAACGGCGACCCAGCCGGTGCCGGCGCTCCCGCTGATCACGAAGCGGCCGTCGTTCGGACTGATCGTAGGCGTCACACCCGCAGGTACGTTGCCGATCGCGAACAGCTGATAGCCGGCTGCCGTGTTCGCAGGGATCGAGGCGCTGGTGGGCGTCAGGGTCAACGTCGGCAACGGCGTCGCACTGATTGGCTTCCCAATGCTCGCGCCCACGCCCAACGAGATCGCGATCGCCGCCACGCTCGCCGGCACCGCAATTCGCCGCATCCGCTTCGATACACCGTCTTCCAACGCGATCTCGGTCGGCGTGCCGGGATCGAGCGGGCCACCGACGTTCAGCGTAGCAAAATCGGCCGGGTCGACCGGCGCCGCGAAGCCGGAGCGTACGGCGGCCGAGGCGAAGGTGTCGTTCACCGACATTCGGTGTGGCGGACGATCCGGGAACCGCTGGTCCCAGAGCAGGATGGTTTTCATCGGTCGAGACCCTTTTCTTGTCGTGGAAGTGGCGGGAGCGGGAAATTAGAGCCCGAGGAAGCTGCGGCTGGCCCGCTTCACCGCAGCCGCGTCGCGCGCTTCGCAGCGGCCGACGATGCCGATCGCCGCGCGATAGCGATCGTTCGCCTTGTCGAGCTGGCCGGTCTGCGCGTCGGCAAACACCTGCCAGTCGGCCAGTACGTCACCGGTCGGCAGCGGCGCGCCGACCACGCCCGACAGCCATTCATCGGGGAGCAGCGAACTGCAGGCACTTTGGGTCGCTACGATAGGACGCCCGCTTGCAAAGAGCCCGCAGGCCTGCGTCGCGAGCAGCGGGATCAACGGGAGCATTCGCGCCAGGCGCTGCACGTATTTCATGCTCGTTCTCCTTGGTGATGTCGTCGATGTGGCCTTCGGCGGCGGTCTGGTTGCCGATTGTCAGCACGGTATCCCGCGCGCTTTCGGTCGCGGCGGCACCCTGCCCGTTCGCGAGCTTGACGCGGGTCTCGGATCCGCTGCAGCCGCGCACGAACAGCGCTAGGCCGAGCGCGGCCAAGATGCCGAGGATGATCAGAATGGTTCGGAGGCTGGGCAACGTCATGGCGTGACATCCTTGGTGCTGACGGGATCGGAGGGAGTGCCGGCGGGCTCCAGCGGCCGCGCGGACGGAAGGCGCATCAGGCCGATCAGGCCGCCGGTGACGGTGCCCAGGCCGAAGGCCTCCATTTTGCCGATGATGCCGTTCGACAGCGCCGCGATGATCATCGCGCCCAGCAGCACCACCACCAGCGCCACCAGCGTCGCCAGATAGGCGATCAGCTGTTCGCGGGAGTTCACGCGCCACCCCGCTTCACGAAGGCTGCCGCGAGGCGTTCGTCATAGCGGTTCTCGCGATAGGCGGTGCCGTTGTAGCCCTTGGCGAACGCGGCCCAATCGTGCCGACGTAGCGCGCCGACCAGGCCATTGCCCTGGACGAATTTGAGGAAGGCGGCGAGCTGGTCGGCCTCGGTCTGGGCCTGCTGCCAGGCGAAGGACCAAGGCGACGTGGCGCCGCAGACCTCGAAATTCTCGCCGAGGATCTGGAAGCCGCCATAGCTGGCCGAGGCGAAGCCCGCGTCGACATCCAGCGCCACCGCGTCCAGCAGCTGCGTCCAGCGCCCCACCTGCTTGGCCGGGTATAGCTTGCGGTTCCACTTCCGCGACGAAATTGTGGGGTGGCTTACGTCGTAGCGATGGCCGGTGGCCCGGCTGAACCGATGCGGCTCGAACAGGATTGTGGGCCGCCCGTCGATGAAGGGCGCGGCGCTACCCTCCACGTCCCACACCGCCCAGATCGCGGCGGGCTCCACCTTTATCTGGTCGGCCGCGTCGGCAACGTCGTCGTCGCCCAGCTTGTAATCGGGGCCGTCGGTCAGCGCCGTCAGGATGGCGGAGCGATCGGCCGCGCCAAACGGCGCGCCATCAGCCCCGGGCCGCTGGCCAAGCTCCGCCAGCCGCCGCCGAAGCGTCGTCAGATCCATCGATATTCTCCGGATTAGAGGAAGATCAGGCGTTCTTCTTCGGCGCCTGCGGGTGCGGCTTCAGCGCCGCATATTCCTTCGGCGCCCGCCCATCGGCATGCGCCTCGATGATTGATTCCGCCGCCAGCTCGTTCGCCACCACGGTCCGCGCACGGCCGAGCATCTGATTGGCGACCAGCTCGGCCTCGCTGTCGACGCGCTGCAGGAAGCGATCGGTCAGCAGCTTCACCAGGCGATCGGCGCCGACCGCGCAGAAGGCGGAGAAGAGCGCGGAGGCCTCCGCTTCGAAGCCGGCGCGCGTGGCCATCCAGTAGGCGATCAGCGCCACCATCGGCAGCAGCAGCAGATCCGCGAACACCAGCCGTGCCTTCACCGGCACGCCCCGCTTGATCAGCAGCGCATATTTCGCCGCAAAGCCGAACGTGATGCCGATCAAGATCCAGCCGTATTTCGCCAGGAACTTCGCCAGCAAGGCCTCGAAACCCGGTGTCATTGGCCCTGCCCCCTTTATCGTGATTGTCATGCCGGCGCCCCCGGCCAACCGGTGGCGATGTCGATCGCCGCGACTTCTTCCACCGTCTCGGCCGCCTCGATCTCGCCGCGCAGTTGCTGCGCCCGATCCCAGCAGGCGGCGGTGTGCATACCCACGGCGACACCAAGCGCGATGATGGCGTCGGCATCGTGCGCCACTGGGCTGTTGTCGGCCATCGTCCAATCGACAGAGAATGGCCTGCCGGCCGCCTTGTCGATCTGCGCCATCTGAACCGTGCCCGATATCAGGATGCGACTGCGATCCGTGGTGTCGACGCGTCCCAGCGCGGAATCGCAGCCGCCGTCCGCCGCTCGATCGCGTGCCGCCTTCACCGCCGCCCAGGCACGGGCCTTCGCGAGCTGCAGATCTCCCGCCATCGGGTCGATCACCGTTCCGCCGTCGAACGGGGCACCAGGCGCGGTCAGGATCTGCTCGACATCCTGCAGGCTGGTGATGCGCACCAGCAGCGGGATCGTGTACACGTCTTCCCAGGACACGAGTTGCATGTCCGCAAGGTGATAGCTTTGCACCACCGCATGCGTGGCATCAGGGCGCACCTCGAAGCGGATTGCGCGATGAAAGCGGGTGGCCGCACCGTTCGGCGCCACCATTTCGCGGATGAACATGCCTACATTCCTGTCACATCGATGAGAGAGAAAGAGCCGTCGACGAACAGGTTCTGCGCGGCGCCCCCAGAGGTTACCTCCTGCAGAAGCTGCTCGGCCACGGAAGGGAAGTCCTGGTCGCCGGAGGTGATGACCCGCCCCGCCGCGACCGAGATCCGCGTGGTGCCACCGCCGGTCTGCCCACCTGAACCCTGAAAAACCTGATAGTGCCGCCCAGGGGAATGCATCATGACGGCATAGCGCCGCCCCGCACGCGCGCCGGCCAGATAGCGATCGGGGCCACCCCACAGGCTGCCGGAGAAAGGCAGCGTGTCGACGATATTGAGCATCGGGATGCTGGTGTCGCCCATCAGCTCGCCCGAATTGCTCCACCAGCGCATCCCGCCGCCGGAGCCGAGAGAGGGCACCTTGCCGAAGAAGTAGATCTCGACCGTGCCCGTGCCGAACGCCCGCACCACGAGAACATTCTGGCCGCCGGAGTTGACCGAGGATGAAAGCGGCGTGACGTACACGTCGCTCCTGATCGCGTAGGGCGGCAAGTTATTGTAGGGAAACGGCACCACGATCGGAACATTGTTCCCGACCGCGACGCTGGCGGTGACCTTCGCGAGGAAGTGATAGGTGAAGAAGGTCTCGTCCAGCATGAAATTGCCGTTGTCGTCACGGGCGAAGAACCCGGCGGTACCGGGCACATGGGTCGACACATAAGCCGGGTTGTTGGCCTTCCCGACGGCATAGATGTAGGCAGTCGGCCCCGCGATGGTCTGCGCGTCCCAGCTCAGTGTTGCCCCGGAGAAGGTGAAGGTGCGGGTGGTGCCGAACTGGTAGGGCGTCTTCGGGAACACGAAGCCCTTTCCGGCAAGCAAGCGACCATCGGTGAGGGAGCCGGCCCCTGCTCCCACGGTGAACTCCCCGAGCGCCTTGCCCGCGCTGTCGATGGCCGAATCGAACATCACTGCGCCAGAGGCGGAGCGCTGGATGAAGCCGCCGGGCATCAATATTCACCCGCGAAGAAGGTGTTGACGTTCGAGCTGTTGAACACCGCCACGCCGTCATTTCTGAACTCCGCCCGCTTGCCAGCGCTTGCAGTGCGCAAGAGGCCGATCCGCGCCGTGATCGCCGAAAGCTCGGTCACCGCGAGGCGGGCAGCATCGATCGAGCCGATCTGCATGTGGTCGCCGATGAGCGTTTGGAAGGCGACCTTTTCGCCAACGATCGAACGCGCGATGAGGTTTTCGGCCCTCAGGAAGCCATAGGCTGGCACGCTGTACGGGAGCATCTCCGTCGCGTTCTCGGCGGTCTCGGCGAACATGGGTCGCGCACCGAAGAGGCGGCTAGTTCCGGAAGCGTTTGGAGTAGTGTGCGCCTTTCGGAACACCAGCATCGCCTGTCGCGCTCCGACCGGAGCCTTGCCTCGGTTATAGATGCGCTTGTAGCCCCCGAGCGTGGTCCGACCCGGAACTTCGTCAGGTTCCACAAGGGCGTAGGAGTTCGCCACAGGGTCGCCGGTTGGGGTCTCCGAGAGAGCGTTTCCGTCACCATCGAACCACACGATGAGAACAGCGAGACGACAGCCATAGGCACACGCCCAGAGACTAAACTCGTAAGTCTTACCCTCTTCAATAGGCCACATCTCGTCCAGGTCGCCGTTCTGGTTCTTCATCCTGGCCATGCGAATGTCAGAGAAGTGCGCAGCACCCGTCTGACTGTTGGGCTGGTACACCATGAAAGTGGAGCCATCCGGAAGCGAGTAGTCAGGGCCGGGGTCGTACCCGAAGTTTAGAGATTGGAGCACGCCCTGCCCGCCGGTGGTGAGGCCACCGGTGACTACGTCGTAATACTGCACACCGTCAGGGTTGTAGGCGAACCGCATATAGTTGCGCGGGTTCGTCCCTGGCACCGCACCGATCAGCTGGTTTCCACCAACACCGATGCCCAGCTGAGACGATGCCACCGTGCCGACCAGGTCGGCCGCGGGCACTGCGCTGGTCCATGCGCCATCGTGGAAGCGCCAGAGCTTGCCGTCGAGTTCGAGGAAAACCATCCGCCCCTCGAACAGGTGATCGGTCGGCAGCGGATTGGGCGCCTTGATGATCTCGTAGCCCCCGCGCAGCTTCGAGATCGAGACCACCTCGGAAAGGGTCACGCCGCCCACCACCGCGGTCAGCGTCAGCGTGCCATCGTCCGCCGACATGCCGGTGATCTGGTAATAGCCCTTGGGCTTGCCGGAGACCGGCGTATCGGCGGCGGTGTTGATGGTACCGGTGCAGCCCTCCGCCACCGCCGAAAGCGTTGCGGCGGCGGTGATGTTGGCGTCGCCGTTCCACACGCTCAGCTGGCCGTTGGCCTTCTCCAGCCCCTTCACCGTTCCGTCGGCGAATGCCTGGATCTGGATCGAGCGAGTCGTCAGCCGCAGCGCCGTTGCCGAGGGACTGGCCGCGCCGTCCTGCACGGCGGCCACCTGCGCCTTGGAAGTGAGCGTGGCGCCGTCCGTCAACGTCGCCGTGACGATCACGCTCTTCGTGGTGCCCCGCGCCGCCGCAAAGGCCGCCTCGGTCATCTGCACGCTGTCGCCGGTTGCGCCCGATAGATAGGTGATCGAGACCGGGTTGCCCGCGCCATCCGCCAGCGACCAGTAGACCGTCGCCGCCGTGTTCTGCTTGTTCGCGGTGAAGGTCACCGTCTGCCCCTCGGGCACCGGCAAGCCGGCACTGGAATAGGTGATCATCTGGCGATCGCTGGTGATCGTCAGCGCCTTGCCCGGCGGGCCCGGCTCCCCAGGGACGCCCTGCGCGGCCAGCACGGCCCAATAGGCGGTGTTCGGGGGTGCATTGCCGGCGCTGGGCGTCGCGCTGCTGTAGCGATAGCTGGAGCCCTCGAACTGGACGATGTTGCCTGCGCGATAGGTGACGGCGGGGTCGTACGGCCCCATGTCGATCAGCGGATCGGCGAAGGCGATGTCGGCCAGCGCATGCACGGTCCAGGCGCGCGCCGCGGCCATCGCCACCTTGGAGAACGGGGCCGAGACCTCCATCTGCTCCACGCTGCGCACCGGCGGCAGCGCCGATCCGTCGGCCGCCAGCGTCAGCGACGCCGCGCCGAGGCCCACCGGCACCACGAACAGCTTGCCCGCCCAGCTGACACCCGCCACCGCGTTGACGCTGGCAGCGATTGCCTGGATCAGCTGCCGCGCCGTCGTCTGCTGATCGAGATAGAGCGACAGGTTGTAGGGCCGCGCCGCGTCGAGCGCGTCGAGCGAGGCGTCGTCGATCTTGCCCGCGCCGCCCGAGAGCAGCGCCAGGCGCCGGATCAGCTGGCCCGGCTTGCGTGCCCAGCCGTTCGGCCCGGACGCGTCGCCCTGCATCAGGAAGCTTACCTGCCCGTTCGGCGGCGCGCCGAAGCGGGCCAGGCCCTGCGCCTTGCACGTCGCCCAGGTGCCGGCGGGCACCGTTGCCGCGACCAGGGCGGCATAGTTGGGATAGTCGGCCAGCGCCCCCTCGAACCGCGCGAGCCGCTCCAGCGCGGCCTCGAACGCCTGCACGGCGCCATAGGCCGAGACCTGGAAGACGTTGTTGACGCTGTCGATCAGCTTGCCGGCGACGTAGCGCGGCGCGCCCAGCGCCAGCGGCTTGGGCTGGCCCTTCAGGCTCGCAGGTCCTTCCACCCCCGTCGTGCCCGCATAGGTGGCGAGCAGCGGCTTATCGAGCCAGCCGTCGTCGACGCGGATGGCGAGCTGCGCGCGGCCGTCGAGCAGCTGCGGCTGCGCGGTGGCGCGGCCGTCGAAGATCGGATCGCTGCTGATGTCGGTCCACAGCTGCACCCGCGCATCGGCGAGGGCATAGCGACCAAGGTTAGGCCATGCTTCGGCCTGCAGCTCGATCGTGCCCGTTGGCGCCGAGATCTCGCCGCCGAAGGCGCCGTCGAACAGATCGTAGCGCAGCACCGGCAGCTTCGCGAGCATGGGCCACCAGGGGCCGCCCGCCGCCATGCAGACGGCGGGATCGTCGACGCTGGCGGCGCGCAGCACCACCGGGGCGCCGGCCACCGGATCATAGGCATCGATCTGCGCCCACATCGTCATCACATCAGCCCCAGCAGGTTGGCGCGCCATTCGAAGCCCCTGGCCGTCGCCCAGGTGGTGCCCAGGTCGCCGACCAGCGGGCCGAACCAGCAGCGTTCCTGCCGCTCGGGCTCGGCCGCCGGGTTGATGCAGAGCGCCAGGCAATCGGTGTTGCCGGCATAGTCGAGCAGCTCCAGCGCGGTGCGCTCCGCCTCGAATTTCGTCAACGTCGGGAAGTTGAGCGACACGGTGCGCAGTTTCTTCGCCCGCCGCCGCAGCAGTACGCCGCGCGCTGACACATCGGCCGAGCCCAGATCGCGGACGCCCAGCTGCAGGCCGTATTCGAAGCCGATCGCCGGCTCAAACTTGTCGCCCACCACCGCCCGCGCGAGCTGCAGCCAAGCGCCGCCGTTCGACAGCGCAATTTCAAGGTACCGGAGGGGGGGCCAGCCAACGGGCAATGGCAGGAACGCCACGCCGCCGCGGATTTGCGGCATGATCGAGCCAGCGAGCAGCGGCCGCCCACCATCGCCGCGCGCTCGCGTTGGCCCCTCGGCCGTCGTCGCCCCGTAGATCTGCACCGTGGCTCCCGCCAAGTCGGCGCTGGACGCGATGCCGAACAGCATCACGGTATCGATCACCTGATCGGCGCCAAGGTCGAGCTTGACGGACGGCGCGGCCGTGGCGGTGCTACGCCAGACGATGCCCGCATAGTCGTTGCCCAGATAGTTCGGATCGCCCAAGCCTGTGGCCGCACTGGTGGCGGTGAACGGCAGTGGCTTTACGAAAAGTGCGTTTGCCATCAGCCGAACACCTCCAGGCTGGTGCGTTCCTGCTCGAAATCCACCTCGATTCGCGCGGCCAGCAGCGTTGCGTCGAGCGACTGCTCGGGATCGATCACGCGCGCCTGCGGAAGGCCCAGCGCCGGATTGAAGGCAAGCACATCATCAGCCACCACCGCGAACCGCCGCCGCTCGGCGCCGATCAGCGCGCCGCGCTGGTTGGCGACGGCCTGCGCGTCGGCGAGGCTATCGAAATAGCCGGGTGCCGCCTCGACGGTGCCGTCGCGGGCGGACGGGTGACGCGCGGCGATCGCGGCATCGCTCCACGTCGCCGTCACCACGTCGCGCGACGCGGCACCGATATCTGCATCGATTGCAGGCATGATTACCTCTGTACGAAGTTGCGGTTGGCCGAGAGGAAGCTGCTGCTGCCCCCGCCTCCCCCGCCGCCCAGCTGGGCGAGGATCTGGTTGGTCTGCGCCGTCAGGGTGGAGAGCTGTTCGAGCAGCGCGTTGGTGGTGGCGGTGTTCTTCGCCGTATCGGCCGTGCTGGTCGCGGTTGCGCTGGCGAAGGGGTTCTCCACCGCGGGCGAGACGGGGACGGCATTGTCGATAGAGCTGATCGCCTTGTTGGTGGCGCTCTGGATCTGGTCGAGGAAGTCGAAGAACTGCTTCGTGGACCCGTAGATCTGGCGCTCGATGTCGATCGCGCTGTTCGCCGCCGCCTGATAGGCGCTCTGGTCGATGCTCTTGCCCTGCGCGATCTGGTCGAGGAACGGCTGCAGCTTCGCCAGCGCCGCCGCTTCCTGGTCGCGGAGCGAATAGGGCGAGGCGCTGCCGATCTTCAGGCTGTCCTGGAAATCGCGCAGCGTCGCGCTGGCGGCAGCGGTGCTGTTCTTCACCTGATCCAGCTGCAGGTTATAGAGCTGCTGCGCCTGCGCCATCTGCTCGGTCGAGGCACCGCCTTCCTTCAGCGCCGCCACGGTCTTCTTCCACTCGCGGTTCAGATCGTCGATCGCGGCCCCCACCGGGTCGAGCATCTTCTTCAGGTTCTTGGGGATCGCCTCGATCAGCACGGCCTTGCTGATTGCCGTCTCAAGATCCTTGCCGCTGGCGAGGATTCGCTGCGAGGCATCGCTGATGCCCTTGATCGCGCCATCGGCCAGGGCGTTCGCGATCGCCGCCCGCACGGCACCCTCGGGGTCGCCGTCGAACTTCAGGACGCCGTCCTTGTTGCCGTACTTGCCGCCCACGCTGGTGCCGCCCGAAGGGTCGACGCGGTAGCTATCCTTGTACTTGTTGATGCTGACCGCGAAGGTGCCCAGGTCGCCGCCCAGCGCGTCGGCAATCTGCCGGATGCCGGTCTGAACGTTGGTGGCGAGGCCGCCAAGATCGGACTGCACCGCCGAATAGTTGCCGTTGACAACGGCGGCCTGGTCGACGCTGGTGATCTGGGCCGAGCCGCGCTCGGTCTTCTGGAACAGGCCGCCGACGACGTTGCCCATGATGCCGCCCGCAATCGCGCCGAGCGGCCCCGCGAAGCCGCCCAGCGTCTTGCCCAGCGAGCCACCGATCTCCTTCGTGATCGTCTTGCCCAGTTCCTTGCCACCATATTCGCCGAGGACGCCGCCGATGCCGCTGGCCGTCTTGTCGGCCTTGCCGCCGCCGAGCGCCGAGAAGACCGAGCCGCCGATGCCCCCGAAGGCGGCGCCTTCCAAGATCGTACCTAGGTTGCCCTTCAGGCCCTTGGTGATGGTCTCCGGCACCGTGATGCCAAGCTTTTCCATCCGCTTGGCCCAACCGTCGATCGCCAGTTCGAGCACCTTGCTGGAGCGCACCAGGCCGAGGGCTTCGCCTGCACTGGCCTTGCCGGTGACGACGATTTCATTGTCGTTCGCGCTATAGCCCCCGCCGCCAAAATATTGGGCGATGGCCGGGGACGCCACAGATGCCGCCGCGCGCGCCGCTTGGGGATCATACCCACGAATGCGCAGCGTGGCATCCGAGAGTGCGTCGACGAAGTCGTTCACCGTGTCCCGCAGAACCACGGCGGCACCCTTGGCCTGATCCTGCAGGATCTCGGCGGGCGTCTGCTTGCCCGTCATCTTGCGGATATAGTCCTCGATCTCGCGATCGATGCCGCCGAACAGCGCGTTGCTCAGCAGATCCCGCTGCAGCTTTTGCACCACCCCGACGATGCCGCCGGCATTGCCCTGGATCTTGGCGAACACGCCGTCGACCTGATCGAGAACCCCGCCCCACGCATTCTCGTAGATGCCGACGATCCGGCGCTGATCCTCCAGCAGGCGATTGATGGCCTGGTGCTGCTGCGCGAGCCGATAGGCCGTCTGCACCTGCGCTTCGTTCAGCGGCCCCATCTGCTGCTGCAGGCGCAGGATGTTCTGCAGCGCCTCGGCATCGGCATCCCTGCCGGCCAGCACCAGGCGGCCGACTTCCAGGCTTTCCTGCTGCGCTTCCACGAATTCGCGGAACGGACGATCCATGCCGTTCCTGATCGACTCGCGCGCCTGATCGATCAGGCCGAGCAGCTTCTGCACCTCGGGCGTCAGCTTCCGCTTGCTCAGCTGCTCGGTCAGGTTGTCCAGCTTCAGCGTCGCGATTCGGGCGCGATCGATCAGGCGGGGTTGATCGTCCCACTCGGCATTGATGGCGGTAATCGCCTGCTCGGCAGCGTCATCGGAGCGGGAGAAGTCGCGGGGCTTTCTCGGCGTCCGAGGCTTCTTCGGCTTGGGATCTCGCTGGTAGGGCTTCAGCTCTTCAGGGATCGCCCCGCCCTCGGCAACCGAAATCACCTGCAGCGCGGCGGCCTTGTCGGTGGCCGTCTTCGCCAGATCGTTGAATTTGGCCTTCACGTCGACCAGCGACTGCCCGGCGATCCTTCCATTGACGGCCAGCTGGTCGAGTTGCCCCAGCGCGATCGTCAGGTCGCCGCCAACCTGTTTCGCGTAGAGAGATGGATTTGTGGTGGCCAACTGATTGTTGGCGACTGCAGCCTGCAGCTTCGCGAAGATCTGCGCCTGCACGGCCTGTTGTCGCCGGGCATCGACGCTGGCGCGAGCTGCCGCATCGACACTGCCGGCGCCGACGCCGAACTGCCCAGCCGTTCCCGGCGCGGCCGCCACCAGAGCCTTGTCGTTCGCGCCGGTGAGATCGTCGATCTTCTTGTTTGCCGCGAGCAGGTTTGCCTGCGCCTGCAGCTTGATCGACTGGATCAGAACCTCGTTTTGGGTCTTCAGCTTGCCAGTGGTGAGATCGATGATCGAGCCGAGCAACTGCTGCGCCGCGCCGAACGAGTCGGCAGCGCTGGTCGCCTGCTGCAGCTTCTTCGCGCTCTCGTCGGCCGCATCCGCGCTCTCGAACAACTTGGCGACAAACGGGGTCGCGGCGATCAGCGCGATCGTGAAGGCGGTTCCCATGGGGCCGGTGAGAGCGCGTCCGAGCGCGCCGGCACGGCCTTCCATAGTCGACAACGCGAAGGTGGCCTGCGGAAACTGCTGCGCGAATGCGACGACGGCGCTCTGGCCCGAAACCACCTGCACCGTGAAGTCGCCCAACTGCTGGCCGATGTTGGTGAACCCCGCGCCGCTACGCTTTGCGGCATCGACCAGGTTCTGCTCTTCCGCCGTCAGCTGGCGCGTCTTGCTGACGGTCTGGGCAAGCTCGGCCTGCAGCTCTTCATAGGCGGTGATCTTGGCGCGGATCGCTGCGGCCTCTTGGACCGAGGCCCGCTCCGCCACCATGGCCGCGTCGGCGACCAGGCGCTGGGAGGCTGCCGACTCGCCGCCGCGCGCCGCCACGGCCGTGGCAGCCGCTGCCAGCTCTCGCTGGGCCTGCGCCGTGTTCTGCGCTGCCGCTTCCTGCGCGCGAAGCTGGGCAATATCGCGCGACAGATCGAGGCCGCCGCCCGTGGTGCGCGGCAGCTGCAGTGCGGTCTGGGCCGTGCGCTGCACCTCCGCGAACGCACCGTTGAATTCGCTGCGGATGTCGGCCGCAGCCGAACGCGCGCGGGTCTTCAGCTCGGCGAAACGCTGACCAGTCTCGGACGAGAACTGCTCAGCCTTCAACTGCAGGCGGGCCACGATGTCCGTCTGTGCCATGGGCTACCTTTCCAGTTGCGAGCAGATCAGCGCAGCGAGAGGCCGCGGATTGCGTTGAACAATTCGCGCGCCAGCTCGCCATCGGCGGCGTTGACGATCGGTTCGATTGCGAAGGCGTTGCGGAAGCGCACCACCGGGACGAGGACGAAGATCGGCACGACCGAGCTTTGCAGCGGATTGGCCCCGCCCCGGCCTGCCCGTTGGCGTCCGCCGGTAAGCTGGCGGAAGCCGCCAGTCCGGGCGTTCGTCGTGCCGCCGGTCGCGACCAGCAGCGAATAGTTGCCGGCGCGGTAGATGAATTGAAGCTTCTGGCCTGTCCGGCGCTCCCACTCTCCGGGAGTGAGATCGCGCCCGCGGCCGCGCGAGCCCGCCGAAGGAAGCGGCACGGCGAGATATTGCCCTCGCTTGCCCCGGATTTCGCCGGGCTGCGTCCAGAAGCTCACCGCGCCGCCGGTGCGGCCATCAGCGCGCCCCTTCAGCCAGACCGTGGCGGTTGGGTTCCTCGCCGGGCCGGACCGCGGGAAAGCGCTCGACTGCCAGGCCCGCCACAGCTTGCCGGGGACAGCCGCCTGCGTTGCGTCTTCAAGCCGCTTCTCCAGGTTGCGGGCAGTGCCCGAGACCGCCTTCGTTCCGGCCGACAGATAGCCGCGGATCAACCTGTCGGCGGCGGCATCCAGTGCTTTGCCGTCGATGATGAGATCGGCGCCGTCAGCCATCGGCCGGCTTCTCCATCAATTCTAGGAGCAGGAACGCGTCCATCAGCGCCGCCGGCTGTTCACCGACGCTGCCGGGGCATGGCAGCACCCGCCCCGTCAGCGGCGAGGCGAACCGCCGGCACTGGAAGTAGAGATCGACGACAGCCCAGATCCAGCCTGGCAGGACTATGCGGGGGTTTTCCTTCCACCGCGTGCCTTCGATCTCCCACCCTTCGCCCGCGGTGAGGCCGACTTCGAAGTCTTCGGGCCGTCTTCGGACGAAGACGGCCGCTCGAAGTTTTTTTCCTCTCCTCCGCCGAACTGCAGGCTGAAGGCTCGGGAGCCGGCAAACAGCAGATCCACCTCCTGCAGCCGGCGAAGCGCACGATCGGCGACATGGCCGTTTTTGTCCGCCTCAAACGGGATCACCGCGCCATTTTCGTCGCGGACGTTTTCCCAGCCCGTGCAGTAGCGGGTGAGCGCCACGATGGGCACCAGCGTACGACGGCGCTCCATCTGGGCGACGAGGTCGGCATAGGCCGGCCAGTGCTTCACGAGCAGCGGGTCCACGGCCTTGGCGAGCTTCTTGTCATCGTCGCTCAGCTGCTCGGCTTCCTCGCCCTCAGCCGAGAAGATCGCGACCAGCCGGTCATATTCAGGTTCTTCGGCGAACAGCGCATCGATGCCCTTCAGCTGGGCCTCGCGCAGCTGGTGGCTCCAGACCTTGGCGGCCTGCAGCGGGCCGTCGAGCAGCGCGGTCATCTGCCCGCGCTCGATCGTGGAGCCGGCGCGCAGGTGGAAAACAGGCGCGCCGTCGACCTTCTGCACCCAGGGATGGGTGTAGGGCACGGTTTCGGTGGTGGTGGTGACGATCATGGGTGCCCCGATCAGTAGAAGCAGAGGATGCTGTCGGTGTCGCGCAGATAGGCATCCTTGCCCTGGCTGATCGCCTGCGCGGTGATCTGCTCGCCGACCAGGTTGTCGCGCTGCGTGTCGCTCTCGCCCGTCACCTGCGCGACGGGGATGGTGAGCGCCCAGCGGTTCCCCGCCTGCGTACCGTAGCGGAACGACGCCGGCACCAGCGCGCCGGTGGAGATCTGCGCCAGCACGTCGCGATTTGCGACCAGCGTGGCGAGCGGGTCGATCGTCAGCACCGGGGTGCGCTGGCCAATCTCGCCCGCGCCGAAGCCGATATTGGTGTTCGGGTCCTCGCTCGACGTGACGTTGGCGCCATCATTGAAGGACCAGGTGGAGATCGAGACCGGCTTGCGGTTGAAGATCGCCACGTTCGAGGCGTCGGTACCGCGCGCGAGGTTCGGCGGCGCGTGCTGCTTCAGCGCGGCGAGGCTGGGCACCGCGGCGTCCGTCTTGCCGGCGAAGATGCCGGCGAAGCTGAAGGCGGCGAAGCCGGGGCGGGCGGAGCGGCCGTTGAGGTTCACCACGCCACGACAATGCGTGTACTTGAACAACACGCCGTCGCGATAGAAGGCGATCACCGCCAGGGGCTGGTCGGTCGCCTTGGCGGTCGCGTCGGCGGGCGTGGTGCCCGAATAGGTCCAGTTCGCCGGGATCGCCGCGCTCTCGCCCGTCGTCAGCGGCGTGTCGAAGGTCTCGGACAGGGTGGCGACCCGGCCCGCACTGTAGCCGGTCACCATCGGCAGGCGGCCGTTGTTCGCCGTGCCCCCGCTCAGGATCAGCGGCATGCCGACCAGCGCGCCTGCGGTCGCGGGCGCGCCATTGGCGAGCGTGGCGCTGGTGGCGCTGCCGGCGGTGAGCGCGGCGGCCGCGACCGCTGCCTGGAACTGGGCGCGCTTGCCGCAGGCCGAGAGCGCCGCATGGAGCGGCGGCTTGACGGTGGAGGTGTACACCACCCCCGGCCCCGCGCCGCGAATGCGCGAGGTGAAGGCAAAGCTGGCAGCCTGGCCGATCACCTGCGCCGCGCCCGAGACCAGCGAGCCGGTCGCTTCATTCGACTGTTCCGTGGTGAAGGGAGACCCGCGCGTGATGCCGTCCAGTTCGATGCCGATGAAGTCGGTCGCCGGGTCGGGAAGCGCGGTGTCGTTGTCGTCGGCCATGAGTCGGATGCCCACGGCGATGAACGCCGAGCGCTGCGTAGGATCGGACATGTTGGGTGCCTCCTTTAGGCGGGCTGGCTTGGATCGCCGCGACGGGCGGCGAAGGTGATGGGCAATTCGAGTGCGAAATACATGCGCGAGGCCGACGCGAGCGACGCGACGCCGATCGTCATACGGCCTTCGTCGATCGTCTCGACCAGGCCGCCGAGCTGATCGTCTTCGCCCATCACGGCGAAGACAGCGGCGGCGTAGAAGGCATTCAGCTGCGCATAGGTCTCAGCGCCCCCGTCACGCTCGAAATAGGCTTCCACGCGAGGCGTAAACTCCATCGTGGTGGCGGACGCCTGCGCCTCGATCGGGTCATGGCCGTCGTCGAACAGGTGAAATGCCGGGAAGGCCATGGGATCGGCGGAAGGCATTACCTCCACCTCGGCGATGCCGGGCACCAAGCGTAGCCGGCGCTCGATCTCCGCAACGACCTCAGCGCGGCGGGCCGTCATGCCACCTTCTCCAGGACGATCAGCCAAGCGTCGACATTGTCGTCGTAGCTGACCTGGTTCGGCTGCCAGGTGAGGCCGCCCCGCGCCAAGCGATCCGAGCGGATTGGCCTGTTGGGGAGATCAGCGCAGGCGATCTCCGCTGTAATGGTCCGCGTGGTGTTGCCGGGGCCTTGGAATGGATCGCCGGGGGCATCGGTCCAGATGACGCGAAGCTCGGTCGGCTTTGCGAGGCCGCCCCCGGTGTACAGCACGGTATCCGGCGAGGCGGCGCGGATATCGGCCGCCGCCTGCTGCCAGGGATCAGGCATCGGAGCTGGTCGGCGCCGGTACGCCGGCGCCGCGCTTGGCGGTGTGGGCCTTAACGAGCTCGCTCGCGCGATCGGCGGCGATCTGCTTCGGCTTGTCGCCGATCGTCACGTCGGTGCCCGCGTCGATGAACGATCCATCGTTGGCCCTTGCCGGGCCATGAAGGTGAATGACGGACATATTGGTCTCCAAAAAGGCGCGGGCGGCGCGCCGAGGCATCGCCGCCCGCCCAGGCTGGGAGGAACATGGGTTCAGATGACGGGAACGAGCCGCACGTCGACCGAGGCGGCGCCGGAGGTGGCGGCGCCCATGGAAATGCCGATCTTGGTGTTATTCGTCGCCACATTGGTGACCACTCGGGCGCTGTTGTCCCAATAGACCACCGTCTTGCGGGCGATCGCCACCGCCGCCTTGGGCAGCGTGAACACGCCGCGAACGACGCCGACCACCGGGGCGCCGGATGCCGCGTCGGCCGACGCGACCGCGAATTCGGCGCCGTCGAGGTAGCCCTGGCCGCTCGCGACGGCATAGGGCGCGACACCGGTGATGTTGTCACCGTTCTGCACGAAGTTCTTCATCGGGGATTACTCCTGCGGGCGATCGGCGCGCGCGATGCGCGCCTCGCGGATCTTGGTGAGGATCTCAGCCTTCTTGGTGGCCTCGCCGAGATCGATTTCCTCGGCGGCCGCGAGCTGCTTCAGCTCCGGCACCGTCATAGCGTCGAGATCCTCGCTATCGGTTTCCAGCTCAGCGGTCTCCGCCTTGCCTTCACCGATCAGCTGGTCGGCATAGTCGTCGTCGGCGACGGGGATCGGGCCTTCGACGGGATAGCGAATGGCGCCGGCAATGACTGCCGGCGCGAGCAACAGGATAAGCTTCATTGGGGGCACTCCTTAGCGCGCCGGGATCAGAGCCCCGGGTTCTTGTACATGCCGCGATAGTCGACGATCGCGGCGCCGACATCGAGGCGAGCCTTGGTCTTGACGCCGTCCACGTCGAAGCCGGGCTGCGTTTCGATGAACACGTCTTCCTGGCCTTCCAGGTGCGACAGCTCGATCGTGTCGATCGCGGCCTTGTCGGCGAACAGGTACCAGCTCTTGTCCGTGATCCGCGGCTCGACGATCAGCTGCAGCGAGCCGACAAACGGGTTGACGTTCGCGGTCTGCGTCGCGGCAACTGCAGTCAGGAACTGCTCCGCTTTCGTCTCCATCAGCGGCCCGACCACCAGATAGGCGGGGCGCACGATGATGAAGCCGCCCTCGACGCTCTTCTGCTGGCCCATCGCAGTGCGGCCCGCGGTGACCGAGTCCACGTTGATGTCGGCAGCGGTGCCGAGATTGCCGTGCTGCGCGGAGAACAGCGCGAAGCCGTCGCCCATGGTCGGATTGCTCAGCACCAGCCCCCAGACCAGATCACTTTCGAGATCGCGGGCCTTGTAGCCGAACTTGTCCGGCACGCGGGCGAACAGGCGCTTGTCATCGTTAATGATAGCCTGCCGGGTGATCGCGATGATGCGGCCATAGGTCTGCAGGCGGTAGGACATGCCAGTGTCGGCCATCGCGCCATAGGTGAACTCGGCATTCTCCTGCACCAGCAGCAGCTGCGGCGCATCACCCAGGCCGATGATGTTGGTCGGCTTGAAGTCCGGCAGCGTGCCGGTCATGACCAGCGGGCCGAAGGTCTGCGGCGCGGCAAGGTAGGCCTGCCGCACGCGCTTGCCGGTGGCGCTGGAGAGCGCGTTGGCGAAGTCGCTGGTGGTGTGGGCACCATAGCGCAGGCCGAGCGCGGCGCCGGCAATGTCAAGGCGGCCCATGCCGGCGGTGGAGATGCCGGTGCGCTGCAGATAGTCGCGCGACATCTCCATCAGGGTCAGGCCACGCAGTTCACGGGCCCGCTCGACGTCGGCCGGGTCGAAACGCGCACTGGGATCGGCGCGCAGGGTGACGGCGACTTCCACCGCGCGGCGATAGTCCTCGCTGTCAGTGCCGGCCGCGCCGACGCGCACGTCGATGCGCGGCTGCTCGCGCTGGCCGAGCAGGCGATCGCTGATCGCACGCTCGAACTCAGCCTCACTCAGCGGGTTCTCCTCATTGCGCCCGATCAGGTCGAGCGCGAAGTCGCTGCCGAGATCGGTCGAGCGCGCGCAGCGTTCGCGGATCTGGCGGGCGGTGATCCGCACGCTGCCGCTGGGCGGTTCGGCGCGCGCTGCGCCGCCCTGGTCGCCAACGGGCGCGGGAGCTGCTGGCGCGGCGGGAGCTGCGGCAGAAGGAGCGGCCGCAGCCGCGCCGCCGGGGAGGTTGCGTCGCATATCATCTTCCTCTTGGGTGGTGCCGTGTTGCGGAGTCCCGGATGCAGACCGAACCACGGCGTTCGGATCGGCGGGAACGGGCACGAGGCTGGCTTCCAGCAGCTCCCAGGCGACGGCGCGCCAGGTCTCGTGGTCATTTTCGTCGGTGGCGGTGATCTGCCACTTGGTGACGCGATATCCGATCGAGATCGCGCGCAGCTCGCCGGAGGCGACACGCGCCTCAATCGCGCGGCCCGCGTCCGTGTCGGCGAACTCGAGCGTGCCGATCAGCTGCCCGCCCTCGATCCGCACGTTGGTGATGCGGCCCAGGACGTCGCCCAGCCTGCCTTGATTATGCGTGTCCAGCAGCGGACAGATGCCCGCGCCGACGCGACCGAGATCGATCGCCGCGTCGCTGATCTCCAGCTCTTCGGTGAAATAGAAGCGCCGCACGGCCGTCCCGGCCGAAAGGACGGCTTCGACGGTGCGCGCGGTGGCGTCGTAGCTCTCCGGCGTGAGGGACAAATCGCGTGTGCCACGCCCGTTCGCCTGCGGTTGGCGGCGCTCCTGCAGATCGCCCTGCTCGGGCGCGTTTCGGGTCAGCAGCCCCGCGATCGCTGCGGCGGCCGCGCCGACCAGCAGCGCCTTTTTGCCCCGCTTTGCTGGTGGCAGCGGGGTGGTGACGACGCGGCCTTCCGGACGCGGCTCGTCGGCGGCGCCCTGCGGCGCCGGTTCGGACTTGCTCATGATGGTCTCCTTGCTAGGCGGCCGTGGAACCGGCATCCGCGCTGGCCGCGGCGTTCTGGGCTGAGCTGAAGGGATCGCCCTTGTAGTACAGGCCCTTGCCCTGCTGATTTTTCAGGTCGGCAGCGGTCTCGTCCATGAACACATCATGGTCGAGCCCGCGGGAGGCGAGCAGGCTGCGCCGGTTTTCCAGACCGGCCTGCATTTCGAGGATATCGGCCTCGGCATCGCCCTTGCGATCGATCGACTTGCGCGGCGGGGGCGCCCAGCGGATCGGATAGGAGCGCTTGCCGGTGCGGCCGAACTCGTAGGCGGCCTGGCAGAACCAATCCCAGACGCGATTGAGCGCCACCGGAATGAGCGTGTTCCACTGGAAGCGCGACATGAAGGTGTCGAATTCCAGCGCGCCAGCCCGGTAGGACGAGAAGTTCACGTTCGACAGGTCACCGGTCATCTGTTCGTAGGTGACCGACATGCCGGCGGCCGCGGCGAGCAGGTTGATCTTCACCGCATCGCCTACGCCGCCCACCGGCTTGGGATCGCTGAACTTGATGTCCTCGCCCTGTTCGAGCGTGAACACCATGCCAGGCTCGATATTGTCGATCGGCGGCAGGCCGCCCTCCCGCTCCTCCCGCTCGCCGAGTGGCCGCTCGTCGGCCTCCGCGCTCAGCGTGCGGAAGCCGGCGAAACAGGCGTCGATCTTCCGGCGGACGAGATCGGCATCGAGCGTCTCATCGATATCGTCGAGCCGCTTCACCACCGGCTCGAACACCGATATGCCGCGCTTCTGCCCGATATCCTCTTCGACGAAGAGGTGGATCACGTCCTCGGCCGCGAAGAACACGGGCGGCTTGAAGCCGCGATATCGCGCCCGTGCCGGGTGGAACCAGTAGCCGGCGACGTTGCCGTCTTCGTCGTACTGGATGCCGTCCTCGATATTGTCGCCGAACTTCTCCGTGGCGAGCATCCCGCCGTCCACCAGCTGGATGCGAAACGGCAGCACTGCTGCATCCCGCACCCACCGGCGCAGGATGAACACCTCGCCCTGGCGGAACATCGTTCGCACGCCCAGTTCCTGCTGGCCGTAGAAGTTCAGCCTACCGCGGAAGTCGCTGACTTCCACCCAATCGAGCCAGAGCTGGGCCAGCGCCTTCGGCCCCTTGGGCGTGCCGGTGATGCCCCAGCCTACGGCGTTGTTGACCAGCGCGTTCAGCGCCTTCTTGCCGTAGGGGTTCTGCGACGCGAGGCGGATGACGGTTGCCCGATCGAGCGTGCGGCGCGGCCGCGCGTCGTTCGGATCGCCGGTATTGATGTCGAAGTTGGCAGCGCTGGCGCGCGTGCGGCGGCCCTGATGGCGCTCGATAGCCGTCAGTTCCTGGACGCGGACGCGGGCCATGGCGCGGCGAGCCGCCACACCCGGCGCGATCGCCGCGATGGAGCGCTCGAACCAATTCATCGGCGCAACGTCCGAAGCACCACAGACCGGGTGCGACGGCTCCCACGCACGGCGGCCTGATCCAACTCGGCCTTGATGGTGTTGCGCACGCTCAGCAGCTCGCCCGAGTTTTGATATTCGGTCGAGCGGCCGTCGGCGAACGTCACCTTGCGCACGTTGCTCTTGAGCGCGGTATCGACCGCGTCGAGATCCTCTTGCGTCCAGGCCATCAGCGTTTTCCGATCCAGTTCCCGCTACGCTTCGTGAAGCGATTGACGGGGTTGCGTTTCGAGGCGGGCACCTGCGGTGCCTTGGGTTTTGTCGGCAACGGCGGCGGCGAAGGCTTCGTCAGAGCGGGTTTCGCCACTGCTGGCGCTGTGGGTGCCGGATCGGCCCCCAGCGGCAGCGCAGCCTGATCCGGCACGCGATAATCCCTCGGCACCCACCGCATGTGCGTGCGAGCTTGTGCGAACGGCGGCCGCAGAAGGGTGGCGTAGCCGTAGACCAGAAGATCCCAGGTCTCGTTGCGAGGCCGGACCTTCTCCCACTTGCCCTTCTTCAGCTCCTCGGCCGTGATCTCCTCGACGTGATGGTCGAGCAGGCGGCCCGTCGCGCCTTCGTCTTGCCCAGCCTTCAGCGGGCCACCCCCGGTCTTGCCGCCGGGCAGGTGGATATAGCCCGGACCGGGTTCGGAACGGCGAAGGCGGGCGTCGATAACACCCTTGATCCGATGCACATTCGGCAACCATAGCTCAGCCGAAGTGCGCTTGGCGCCGCCGCGCCGCTTCTGTTCGGCGAAGCGAGCCCGCGGCATCAGCTCGCCCGTCATGCTGTTGCCACCCTTGGTGAGGGTAATACGGTTCTTTGCGATGCCCGCCGCCCGTGCCATCTCCCACACCGCCTTGGCGAACTCGGCAGCGCCCTCACCCTTGGCGCCGCCCCCGCCCACGTCCAGCTGGACGGTGAGAGGCGGCGGCGACATGCCGGAGCCGTCGGCAAGCGGATATACTCGATCCCAGAGCGGCAGCATCACCCGCGCGTGTTCCGGGTGGCTGAACGGCGCGAGCGACGTGATCCCGTCTTCCAGCACGTCCGTCGACCACCGATCGACGATCCAACTTTCGAGCCCCTCGCCGAAGGCGAGCGCCATATGCTCCAGCCGGTTGGCCTGTGTGTCGGTCAGGATCACCCACACCTTCGCGCCGCGGGGCATCACGCCCAGGTGCAGGCCCTGCTCGCGGCGGAGCTTGAGCGTGTCGGTCTCGACCGGCTTCTCGCCCGAATGCTTCGAACGATAGTTCTTGCCGCCCTGCGTGTTGATCACGGTGCGCAGCGCGCTTTCATCCTGCCGCACCTCCCATGCGATCTGGGCGTCGCGCCACTTGCGGGCCAGCGTCGGCCAGCTGGGCAGCGCCATCAGGCCGTCCACCCGAAAAGTGCGGCGGCGCTTCGAAACGCCATGGTTCGCCTGCACGAACCCATGGTTCGGCAGTCGTCCGCAGCTTTCATGCAGCTTGCGGCGATCGCTCGGCTCCAGGATGCAGCCGTTTGTCGGGCAGACGACGTGTGCAGTGGCCTCGGCCTGGTCGGCGGTGCCGCCGGTGTCGAAGCGCAGATCGCGCAGGAAGTCGATTTCCCAGCGCTCACCGCAGTGCGGGCACTCCGGCCAGATCCGTTCATCGGTACCGTCAGCGACGAACGCTTCGATGCCGCTCTTCTCGTCCTTCGCTGGCGAGCTGCTGATGTACTTCTTCTCGCGGCCTTCGTGGCTGATGAAGCGGCCATCGAGCAGCGCAATGCCGCTGCCCTGCCCGCCTTCGCCGCCAGTCTCGCCGATATTATCGTCATACTGGTCGTAGTCGTCGAGCCAGCCGAACCGGATCGACAGCTGCGTGAACTGCGAGGCTACCGGCCACACCGTGGTCAGCATCATGCCGTGGAAGAGCTTGATCCACTGATTATTCGCATTGTCGGCGGGCCGAAGCTTGGTCTGCACCGCAGACGTGCCGGCGATCATGGGATCGAGGCGGCCCTTGACGAACTTCTCGGCCATCAGCCGATCAGGCTGGCAAACCAACGTATCCGACGGGTCGCTCTCGACGATCCAGCCCAGCCAGTCGACGCCGATCGTCGTGGCGCCGCATTGCGCCGGCTTGATGATGCCGATTTCGGACGTGACCGGGTCCGACAGGGCCAGGCGCAGTTCGTTCTGCCAGGGCAGTGTATCCGGGTCATAGCCGCGATGGCGGATCGACCATTGAAGCAGGTTGAGCTTGTCGCGCGGGCGGTAGCTGGGCGCCGCGCGTCGCAGGATGTCGCCCCTAGTTGGAAAGGGCGGAATCACCCAGCGCGGCGGCGGGATCATGGGCGCCGTCGCCAAATTCGTTGCTCCAGTTTTCCATCATCGTGGCCAGCTGCTGCTGATCGTCGTGCATCAGCCGTTCGATCGCAGTCAGTTGGTCGCGGGTGAGATCGATTTTCTTTGCAAGGCGGGCCGTGAAGGTGGCCTGTCGCTGCTGGAAGCGGCTGAGAATGTCGCCGATCGCGCCGACCACTTCCACGAATGGCACCAGCTCCCGGCGCTTCTCCGCCAGCTTCGTGGCGATCACCTCTTCTTCGAGCAGCTGCTTCCGCTCGGCGATCGAGAACCCGGCCATGGGCTGGGCAGTCACACCAACGCCGAGGTCCAGGCCGAGCTGGCGCAGATCCTCGGCACGCTTCCGCGCTTCCTCGGTCTTCCGCGCTTCCTCGGCCTGCCATGCGGCGATCGCCGCGGGGATATCGATTTCGTACGCGTCGCCGTTCGAACCGCGCTTCCTGATCCAGGCCTGATCCGGCTGCGCGGCGATCCACTTCCGGATCGTCGGCTCGGACGCCAGCCCCGTTGCCGCGAGATCAGCCAGGTTACCGAGCATCGGACGGACCCAAACCGAAAGAACAAGAGGAAGCCGACAGAAAATACACGACACTCGCACGCGCCGAGCCTTTGGCCCCCGCATAGCGAGGATGCCGGGGAAGGACCCAAGCCACCCCCACCCCCCGCCGCCCGACCGCGCGTGCCGCGCAACGATGTTGCGCCGCTTCGCTGCTTTCAGGCATCGCGTTGAAAGAATGTTGCGCCATCGGGGGAAATCCGGTCGATGCTGCGCGCCCCTGCAGGTATGCCGCCTGTCGGTCGAGGCGACGCCGCCCCTGCCCCGCATGCGAATGCCCCAAGGCTATCAGCTGGATAGCCGGAATGGGGCTCCAGGCGAACAACTGATATTTGCTCGACATCACATTCTACCCCTTGCGCGCCTCTACCCTCGGTTTTCTGCGGTGTTCAGCGCGCGACAGATGCGGGTGATCGCGCGGCCATAGCGCATGCGGTAGGCGTCGGGCTCCGCCACGCTGCCCAACCGTCGCGCAATCCACACCCACTCTGGCCGTGCGATGCGCTGCAGCTGGGCCAGCGCCAAACCCACCAGCTTGCGGTCGCGCTCGGGCACATGCTGCAACCAACTCAGCGCTTCCTCCATCCGCCCCACCTCGTCAGACGAGAGGCCAGGGAGCCGAGGGCGAGCGTCCACATCCATGTCGCCGTAGTCACCGAATGCGTGATGTCGGCGCACGTCGGGCCATGTGGCCTGCACCCGAAGCCACCCCGCCTCGCGATCCGGCAAGCGGGCGAGGAAGGCCCACGCCTCCACCAACCGCTCTTGCACCGCCTCGAACGTCCAGCCCAGGTCGCCGCCAAGCTCGCCGTTCCGTGCCTTTGCTGCGTTGGAGAAAGTAGAAGAAAGCATATTACCCTCTTTGATTTTTAGGAACGGACAGACAGACGGATGCAGGGATATCGCGCATGCATGGGCGCACATATGGAGAGCTTAGGAACTAAACAGTCCGTACTGTCTGTACTGTCCGTAACTCACGCTTTTCTGCCGCCCTCAGCTACGGACAGTTAACGGACAGACGGACGGTTTGAGTAATGCTTGCATCGACTTATCCCTCCTAGCACACTCGGCCCGCGTTCCAACCCGCGCCGCGCCCCCGAAAATCACGGACAGTATGGGCCAACTGTCCGTGAACTGTCCGTTGTTAGAGCGGCTCGCCCTCGTCACCGCCGTCGCCAATGGGCTCGGAACTGCCCGCCGGAAGGTCATTCGTGCGGCGCAGGCGAGCGCCACGGCGCAGCTTCTTGCCCTTGCTGTCCTTGCCGCACATGATGATCTGGAGATCGCCCAGAGCGCGCCCGAAACGGGTGGAATTCATCACCTCGTTGTCGCTCAACCCCTCCGCCTCGCACCATTCTTTGTACGAAGTGTACAGGTCGGCCGACAGCTCACGCGCCAGCGGGTCGCTCATGTCGAGCTTCGCGTGGGCCCATTCGGAGAAAGGGTTGGCGGAGCGCCGATACTCCTCGATCGCGTCGACCACCTCGGGCGGCTGTTCCAAGCCATCGTTGAGGTATCCGATGACTCCGGCAATGATCCAGTTCAGCACGCCCGAGGCGCCGCCAGGATCGTCTTTCAGGATGCGTTCGTGCATCCCTTTCACGATCGCGCCGCCTTTGAACTGGTGCCGCCACAGCATGATGATGATGCGCCGCCAGATCCCGTCGTCGTCGCCGCTGATGCGGGGACGCTTGTTCGCCTCCATCACCACCTTGCCGCGGGGCTCGAACTCGCTCTCCGCGCCGTATAGCGGGCGGTAAGGCACCGGAGATCCGCCCGTGAACTGCTTCACCCGCTCTTCCGCCATGGCCTTGCCGCGCTTGGGCTCTTGGATCGAGATCAGTCGCGTGTCGCCCACGAACCGCACCAGCTCGGGCGTCGCGCCGCCGGCATCGGTGTCGGGCCCGTCAAGGAAGGTCTGCACCTTACCCGACACGCCGTAGCTGCCCAGGACGATGCGGATCGCGTTCATTGCGGTGGATTTGCCGTCACCGCCCTTACCCTGCAGGATGACGAAGATCTGCTCGACGTTCAGGCCGGTGGCGCAGTATCCGATCAGCTTCTGGAAAAACCACCGCACTTCCTTGTCCGGCAGCACGGTCTCCATGTGCTTCAGCCACATGTCGTTCTTCGCGTCGGGCCGCCACTCGGCCGCGCACTGGCGCGTCAGCAGGTCAACCGGGTCGTGGGGCGCATCGTGCACCTCCCACCCGTCCGAGCCTTGCCGGAAGCGCAACGTGCAGTTGCGGGCGTTCAGCGCCAGCGGATCTGCGTCGAATTCTTCCTCGCGGCGGTTCAGCACGTCCAGATTGGCCGCCTGCTCCAACATCGCCTTGGTGCGGGAGCTGTCACCGGACTTGGTCGCGTGCTTCGAAAGCGCCTCGATCCGCCCTTCCAGGAACTCCTCGGTCATGCCGTCCGGCAGCGGCCGACGGTCCAAGCGCGCCTCCAGCTCCTCCATCTCCGCGCGAATGCCGCGCGCCACGTCCATGGCCTTCAGCCGGGCAAGCCGCTCCCCGTCGTCGCGCGACCAATGCCCGTCTTCATAGGCCAACCACCCCCAGCTTCGGACATAGATCAGCAGGCCCTGCGCATGCGCGACAAGCCGGTCAGCATTCCCCTGATCGTTCAATTCCTTCCACGCCAGCGCCCATGGATCTACTACCTGCACTTCAAACCCCGTCTTAGCCGCCATGGCGCTTTCCCTTCCCGTCGATATTCACGGCGCGCGCGAGCATCAGCGCGGAGCTGACGCGCTTGCGGCGGGCCGATTGTTTCTGTTGCTGCCGATCTTCACCGGCGAACTTCTCGAAAAGCGCGCGATCGCGCTCTGTCGTCATGCTGGTCTGCGCTTGGTGCACTTCGACCGTGCCACGGTAGAGCCCGAACGTGGCTTCCCCGGCGCGCATGGCTTCCTCGCCATGCTTCGCCACCTTCTCGAACCAGCGAACCACAAGGGCGAGTTGCTTGGCGTCGAAACCCTCCTCTTTGGCGAGCTTCTTCCGCGCCGATTCCTGCGCCCGCAGCAGCGCGATTTCGGCGCGCAGATCCAGCAGGAACAGAACATGCTCCACCAGCGCCGACGCCTGGTTGCTATCCTCCAGCGCGACGATTTCCGCAGTCAGCAGGTCAAGCGCGAGCGCAGCGGCATCTGGGCGCAGCGCGGTGATCGCCTCCCGCGCCTCGGCATCCTCCATCCCTAGCGCCGCCTCATAGGTGGCGAGCAGCTCTTCAGCCTCGGCGCGGTGGTGAGGCTCCATTGCCCGCCGCGCGATCACCTGCCGGATCGTCTTGGTGTCATAGCCTTCGGCCTTGGCCTCGGCGTACACGTCGCGGATATCGTCGCTGATGCCGGCGCGTTCCTCGATCAGCCGTTCGATGCGCTCTACGAACAGCCGCAGCCGGTCCCCGCTCATGCCGCGACACCTTCGAACAGGCCATACTGCCGCTGGGCATCCTCGATGCGCTTGCAGGCGAGGGCGAAATAGGTCGGGTTCAAATCAATCCCGATGAAGCTGCGCCCTGCCATAACAGCGGCGACGCCTGTCGTTCCACTACCCATGAACGGGTCCAGGATGGTCGCTCCGGGTTGCGTAAAGTCTGCAACCAGCTCGCTCATAAGGCGACGCGGCTTTTCAGTCGGATGCGCCCCGGTGCGCTCTGGACCATTCACTAAATGCGTGTAGACCCCACGCTTGCCGCCAGCATTCCATCGGGCGTGCCCCTTGCCCGCCCAGGCACAAACGAAATGCTCAGCGCCCTGCGCAGGCCCTTGCCCGTTCATCTGCGGCGTCGAGTCCGGCTTGATCCAGACACAGGCCCGCTTGTACTTCATCGGGCTGGCGTTGATCGCATCCGCCCACCGCGCCACGCCTTCCGACGTGCAGAAGGCGATGAACCAACCCTCGCACTGGGCGCCCCACGAAACCACTTCGTCGCGGATTGCGTCGATCGGGTCGAAGTCTAGCGGCTTCCAATGATGCGAGCCATCGGGCCGCACTAGCCCTTTCATGCCCGATTTGCTCTCGTGCATGATCGCCTCATAGGGCGGGTCCATCATGATGTCGGACACCAAGCCAAGCGTAGGCACAATCTCGCGCGCATCCCCCAGGTACAGCGTCGCCCGCCCGATCACTTCCTTGCGCAGGTACGTCATTGCGCAGCCCTCACCATGTCGTTGAAATCCATCCCCATCGGCGGGCGTTCGGCGCGCACCAGGCCGGCGCCGGCATGCCGCCAGTGCTGCACCGCCGCCGTCGCGCAGATCTGCGCGCGCTCGGCCTGCTCGATAGTCCCGCGCACCCACTTGGCGCCGCGGCGATACTGCAGCTTCTGATCAGCCAGCGGCTTCATGTCCGCGTCCACCAGCACCACCGCCTCGGCCGCGCCCTGGATCAGGAACGGCGGACGGCCCAGCTCGGCGCGGATGTTCCACAGGGGCCACACGCCATCCTTGCGCACGATGCCGCCCTGCAGATTGTCCAGGCTCAGCGCCGCGGCGGCGGCGCCGTCCCACTGGTTGCGCTGCACCCAGCTCCAAACCGTTTCGATGCCTTCGCCCACCGCGATCCGCCCGCCGGGCATGTCACCGGGGCACCCCTGCAGCCACACCGCGCCGCGCTGCAGCCCGCCCCACATCTTGCGCTCTATCTTGTCGCTGCCGTCCTGCCGCAGATAGGTGGCATGCACCCCCATCGGCTCGCCGTCGCGATCCACGATCAGGCCCAACATCGCAGGCGCCCGCTTGCGCACGTCGCCCTCGGCCGCGCCGACGCGCCACGGCACCACCGCCGCCCGAGGATGAAAGCGCAGCGCGGAGAGCATGCGGAACTGCCGGATGCCGCCAAGTTCCAACCCCCGCGCCACCAGGTAGCGCTCCACGATCGAGCCCAGCGCCGGCAGCGAGGTGCGCCACAGCCACCGCGCCACCTCCACCGAAGCTACGACCCCCGAATCCTCCCGCAGCGGCCCGGCGCGCTGCGGGAGCGCCGCATCGGCCTGGATCGGATCGCCGTCGCTCAGCCGGCGGACTGCTTCCTTGAAATCGACGCCTTCCGAATCCTGCACCCAGCGGAACAGGTCGCCATGCGCGCCGCAGCCATAGCAATGATAGGTGCCGCTCGCGTCGCTCACATGGAAGCTGGGCGTCCGCTCTTTGTGGAAGGGGCAAAGCCCCTTGAACCCGCCCGAGCTGCGCCGCAGCTTCACCTTCTTGCCAATCAGGCCCGAAAGCGAGTGCCGGCGCCGGATGGCATCCAGATCGGCAAGGCTGGCAGAAGGTGGCGACACGGATTCCTCCCGTAGGGTTCGGGCTGTTCTGGTTGGGGTGCCGGGCTTTGGGAGACGCCGCCCAGCGGGGCGCAAGGGCACAGGGTGTCCGCCCCGCTCTCCCGATCAGGTGCGCACCGGCATCACGACCATGCCGAAATCGCCCGCATCCTCGTCCCCCGCGATCGAGGCCGGGGCCATCCCGCCATTCAGGCCGAAGATCGCCCGCGCGCCGCGGCAGGAATTGAGGCAGTCGAGCAGATACCGGCCATTGAAGGCGATCTGATAGCCTTCGGGCAGCCCCAGGCATTCCAGCATCACCACGCTTGCGCACGCGCGGCTGTCCTTGCCGCCCCAATCGGTAGCGATCGAGCAGCGTAATTCCCCACCTTCGTGGCGGATCGTCACGTCGGGCCGCTTGGCCGCGCTGCTGGCTACTAGCGAGAGCAAGGCCCGTCGCAGCGTCGCGATATCCAGTACCACCCGGTATTCGTGCGCTTCCGGGATCACCCGCGTGTAATCGGGGAAGGTGCCGTCGATCGTCTTACTGCGGAACGAAACCAGCAGGTCGCCCAGGTTCGCCGCCAGCGCCACGCGCGGGTTGATCCCCCTGGCCGGCGCGGTGCCCTCGGCAACCTCCACCGCGTTGAAGGGCAGCGGCACACCCACCACCAGCGCGACTTCCTCGGCGCGCTTGAACCGGCGCAGCACCAGGTTGATCAGGCCGCGCGGCAGGATAACGCCCGTGAAGCGGTCCCGCGCCATCATCGCGCCGGGAATCTTCAGGTTCGCCCAGAACAGCCGGTGGCCGTCCGTCGCAACCGCCCGTACCGTCCAATCGTCCAGCGCATGCAGGAAGATACCGTTCAGGTAATAGCGGGTTTCCTCGGCAGACATTGCCCGCGCCACCCGCCCGATCGCCGCGATTTCCGCCGAGCCCAGCACGCACCGCAGATCCTCCCGCGCAAGCGCCTCCAGCCCATGCGTCGGGAAGTCCCCGGCGGGCACACCCTTGGCGGCAAGCGCGAGCGGCCCCGCCTCTACCGAGACGGCACCATCCTCGCCGGGCACCACGCGCACCGAATCGCCGCCGGAATGCGCCACCGCCTTGCGGATCCGCGCGGGCTCCGGCAGCAGAAAGGGGCTGGCCGGTGCGCCGCTATACGGCAGCCGAACCTCGCACCCCATGTCCAGATCCGTCGCGCTGATCGAGAGCAGGCCATTGGCATGCAGCCGCAGTTGGCGAAGCACTTCGATGCTCGTCCCCCGCTGCACCACCGATCCGGCGATTTCCATCGCCGCCACGAACTTGCGCGTTTCAATCTCGATCATGGGGTTTCCTCCGCTCAGTATCGACGCGGCAGGGGCGGCCAAGGCTCGCGGCAGGGCGCGCATTTGCCCTCCACCAGCCTCAGCGTCTCGTCACCGCATTCTTCGCATTTGCCGGACACCCAAGCTTCGAAGGGCTCCCGGCGCACCTCGGCCAGCGCACGGTCGATGTGCGCCTGCTCGATCTCGCTCGCATCATCGACCTGGTCCGCCATCAGAGCGGCGCCCGCACCGTGCGCTTGTCGGTGCCAACCAGCACCGCCACGCGCCTCTCGAACGGACCATGGTCGACCAGCTCCACCTTCCCGTCGCGCACCAGCTTGCGCAGGCGGTAGCTGGCGGCGATCGCGCCGCTCAGTCCCGCGCCCTCGGCGAACTCGGCATTGGTCGGGCACGGCTGCTTCAGCCGGATCGCGTCGCGGATCATGCGCAGGATCGCGTTTTCGGCGCTGGAGCGCGGATGCACCCGCCGCACCTGACGGCCCGCGCGGTACGTCGCCGATCGGCGCTGGATCAGGAACTGCCAGCCGCCGCCATCGCGGCGCCGCGTCAGATCCACCAGACCCTGTTCGTGGAAGCGGCGGGCCAACTCGGCCACCGGCCGTGAAATCGTCTCGCCCCGCGCGTATACGGCCATGTCGCCCGCCTTTGCATTGCGCACCCATTCGGTGATGCCGGCAGCATCAAGCATGGGCGTCTCGTTGATCGGTTGAGGCGAGCCGAGCCGCCGGGGGGGTGGGGAAACGGCTCGGCTCGCCAGGGCGCGCGTCTTCAGTGCGACCCGAGGGCCGCGCGCCGGTAACTGAATTGGTGTTGATCCCCCCCGCCATGATCAGGCCGCAGCGGGAACCCGAGGGTTGAACCACCCGATGGGACGATCGCCCCACCAGCGATAGGCCGGGCGGCGCCAGTCCTGGCGCTGGATCAGGCCCATGCTCCACAGCTGGATCTCGGCGGCCATGACGGCGCAAGGCACCACCTCACCGGACAGCACGCGATCGAACATCGCCACGCCGCCCACGGCCTGGCCGAACCGCTCGATATCGTCGACCGGATCGCCGGAGGTGCCGATGATCCACGCCAGCTTGTGGGCGCCGCGGCTGGGCACGACGGCCGCCAGATGCATGAGGGTCAATTCTGTTCTCCCGATGCGTCGACCAGCGCGGCCATGCCGACGGCCAGCTCGACGAGTTGATTGATCTCGGCGCGCACCTCGCGGCGCTCCTTCGTGTCGAATTTCTTGTCGGCGAGCGCGCGGGCCAGCGAGGTCACGACATCGGACGCTTCCTTCACTAGCTCGCCCGCGCGCAGCATCAGGTCGCCGCCCGCCGCCACGCCCGCAGGGTGCGGCACGAAGGAGCCGCCCATTTCCCGGCAGAGCGCGCGGGTGACGTGCGGCCAGCCGTCGCGATCGCGGGCGAGCGGCTCCAGATCGGCGATGACATCCAGCGGCGGCCAGCGATCCGGGCAATTCGGGTTCTGCGCATCGCCCAGCACGGACTTGCCGACGCGGCAGAACTCCGCCGCCGCTTCCAGGCCGCCGACGCCCTTTATCGTGTCGGCAAAGGCGCGCTTCAGCGCGAGGCGCTCGGGCTTCATGCGGCGAGCCCTCCGGGGAGGGAGCATGCCCCCTCCCCTTCGGCTGCAGTCGTAGCTGAGCCCGGGAGGCCGACTACAGAACTCAGTGCGCCCGACGGCGCGGAAATATTCGTTTCGGTTCCGGATGACGCATGCTGCGCCTGCGAAGTATCACGGGCGCCATGGTCAGCCCCACCCACACCAAGCGTCGCGTCCCTATCGTCCATGTACGACTTGATGCGGTTCAGCACTTTCAGCGTGGGCGTGGAGCCGGCGCGCAGACGGCCGAGCAGCCCAGGCTCGCCTGTTGCGTCGCGACCGAAACGCGACTCTCCGATCTTCGGGTGGCGCTCCAGGAACGCATCGATGGTGCGAAGCACCTCTTCATGGGTCGGAACATGCATGGCCGCATCGGATGCGGTATTTGTATCTAACAGTCAAGCGACAATGTTAGATCAAACTAGCGTTGCCGTCTCATTGGCGTTGTTCGATACGCCTAACACGATGGCCGAACCGAAACCCCCAGTCTACCGCGCGCTCATGGCGCTGAAGCCGGACGGCCTCGCGCTTGGCCGATGGGCAACCGACGCGGGCTTGGCGCGGAATTATTTCAACGGGCTGGAGAAGCACGGCAACCCGAGCCAGGACGTTGTGGACGCCCTGCTGTCCGCCATCTCGGCAACGCGGGCCGATTACGAACGGTCGTTGGAGCATGCAAAGCAGACTGATAGCGAATTCGTTCTTTCCGAAGTGGTCGGCATCGCCCGCGGCTCGCGCGATACCCGGATGGCCATATTCGGCGACGAACCTCTCCCGCCGGTGCCGCTAGTGGGCAGCGCCATCGGAGGCGATTTCGGCTCTGTGGAAGAGCATATCGAACTGACCGAACTCTATTACGGTCAGGTCCTCGACTATGTCAGCCGCCCGGATTTCCTCGCGAAAGACCCGCAGGCCTACGCGCTGCGGATCGTTGGTGAATCGATGGTGCCGGCGCTGAAGCCTGGTCACGAAGTATGGGTCAGCCCGCGCGAGGGTGTGGGCATTGGCGACACGGTGATCGTCCAGCTGCGCGGCGGCACCGACCAGGACCAGGGCGTAAAGATGGTGCTGGTCAAGGAATTAGTACGCCGCAGTTCAGAATACGTCGAACTGCGGCAGTACAATCCACCCACCATGTTCCGGGTCGAGATTGCCCGCGTGGCGGCGATGCACAAGGTCAAGGGCGCTCGCTACTAGTAGCGCAATTCAAGATCACTGCTCGATTCTCACCGCCCGTTGCCCGTCAAGCCACTCCATTAGCAGTTTCGCGAGGGCTTGTTGGTTAGCGATGGTTGCGTCGTCCATAGTGGCAGGGAACTCTTTTACCGCCATCGGTATCGCGATTTCGCCCTTTATGATTGCAGCGACACCCCTTCGAATTAGCTCTTGATCGCTCTCAATGGCCGCATGCCCTTCTGGATAGTATAGGCCATTTTCCAATTCAGCCCTATTGAAGTCGTAACCCAGATACGACGACATTTTTTGAAGCAAATCGAGAAAACACCCCTGTCTCGCCAGCGCAATAGCTGCTGCCGCTTCGCCTCCAGCACCCTTGTTTTCAAGAGACGCGAGGTAGATTTGCCAATCATCTCTGATTGCCTTCAACTTCTTGCTTCTGCCGTAGAAATCCACGGGCACGCTATTCAACGCCTCGACGTGTGCCGATGACAACCTCGCCGCTCTCGTAGCCATCAGCACGCGAAAAACATAGTTCTGGCGGTCCTTTATAGCCCTATTACGTTCGAGCCACTTTTGAGCCTGCACCGCCAGGATAGGACCAACGAGCGTAGCTATGATGATAGCAAGATCGCTTACCTTGATTACCCAGGTAAATTGTTCCTGCTGCATATGTCCCCCCCACCCATCTTGAACCAGACACTTAATTAGAGCCCAGCTCTCTTTGCATCCAAGCCCGCCGTATCGAACGAGAACTGCGGCCGCCCCGCTTGGTACACCTCGATCTCCACCACCATCTTCTTCGCCTTCAGCATCGACGCCGCCAACGAGCCCGACGCAAAGAGGGTGCCGGAGCTATGGTCGGAAGGCTCGGCAAGGCTCACACGGCGCGCAGGACCATCGTCGAAGCGGACGAGGGCGTAGCAACTATCCATCACGCCGCACACCAACTGGCCGCTTCCAAGGGTGAAGTACACGTCGCGACCCCAACGAGGGTGCCGCCGGATCGTGGCAGTCAGGCCGCTTTCACCATAGGGAAAGCCCTGCTGTATCTCGTTGCTGCTTTGGACACTCGCGGTAAGGATCTGCTTCCCGCTGATGTTGTCCTCACTGGACGAATACTGCCAAGCCCGAGCCGGCGAGGCGGCAGCAGCCGAGTCTGCGGCATTCTCGATGGGTGCCGCTGCATCCACCGCGAGAATGTCTTGGCTATTCGCGATCTCATTCTGATTGGCCGATATGCTCGAACCAAGCGCCGCGATCAGCAAACCCACCATCACAATGCCGACGCCTCCAAACATGATCGGCGTCAGCGTATCGCGCTCAGGCTCACGATCGGGGACCGTGGGCGCCACCTGATCGGCTTCGGCCGACGGTGCATCCACCTCCTCCGGCACCAGCCCAGCCTCGCCGACCGCGGCGCCGGACGGCACAAGCGCAGAAACCGGAACACCACAGTGGCTGCAGAACCTTGCGCCCTCCGGCAGCTTTTCTCCGCAGTCCGAGCAGTACGCCGCCATCTTTACCCCCTCTAGCCCCTTGACGCTCAGCCTAGAACCGGGTGGTGTCGCTTGCACTGGTAGTTTTGTCTAACATTTCTGTTGACTGTTAGTTTTATCTACCTCATTGATCGCCGCCATCAGACATGGAGGCGACAATGCCCGATCCCCGATGGACCCGCGTCCACCTAGAAGCTGATGCGCGCGAACCGTTCGCGCCATCGCTCCCCCGCCGCGCTGCTGATCTGGCGGACGAACACCCGGTTTCCCTGCCCCTGCTCGCGGGGATCATCGTTGGCATGATCGTCATGCTCGGCATCGCCGGGACGCCGTTCTGATGCGCCGTGACGATCGCCGCTTCGCGCCCGAGGCCAGCGGCAGCAGCCGCGCGCTCGGCTTCGCCATGCTGGCCATGCTGGCGCTCTCAGTGGGCGGGATGATCCTGCTCGCCATCGCCTGGAGCCCCGCGCAGTGACCGCCCGCCGCTACACCTGCAAGCGCAGGGGCTGCAGCGGCGCGCGCGAGCTGCGCCACCTGCTCTGCGCGGATTGCTGGGCGCTGGTGCCGCAGATCCTTCGCAAGGGCTACCTCGGCGCGCGCCGCCGCCGCCTGACGCGCATGGCGAAGATCGCCAGCGAACACATCCTGAAGGCCCTCGGCCCCGTCCGACCGACCGAGGCCAACGGCCCGGCCGCCAAGGCCGCCCGCACCTATTCCCGCATCGCCGCCCAGCAGGGCGACCGGTCCGATCTGGAGGCCGCAGAATGACGGACGTTGCAGACACCCCCGACTTCCGTCGCCTTGCGTTGGCGGCCGCATCCCAGGCCGCCACGGCGCTTGCCGACATCATGCTCGCCGCCACCGAAGGCCCGCTGAACGTCCACACGCCGTTCGATCAGGAAGCAATCGAGAAGCTGGCCGACGCCACGAAGCTGGCGATCGAGGCCAGCGTCGCCAGCGGCGAACCCCTCGACGATATGCGCGGCCAGCTGCTCGGCGCCCTCGCCCGCTACCTGGAGGATTGGATATGAGCAGTCCGAAGCCAACTTTGGGCTTCCCCACCCGCACGGCGGCGATCGAGCATCTGCGCACCGAGGGGATGACAGCAGCGCAGATCGCGCGGAAGATCGGGATCGACGTTAAGTCAGTCTCGGCTCTCGAAGCGAGCGCAGCCCGGAAGCGTGGAACCGAACGGCCGATCCGACAAGCCGCGCCCTCAACTGCGAAACAGCACACCGTGTGCGCCGACAATGACGTGCTGCGCGCCCTGCGTCCGCATGCGGCAAGGCGAAGCCTGTCCGTCAATGCCCTGATCCGGCTACTTCTGGCGACCGTGGCCGACGACGACCTGGTCGACGCGCTACTCGACGATGGTGAAGCAAATTGACGCCGCGCACCGGTTTCATTGCTGCCAGCCTCGCCTGGTCTGGCCTGTTCATCGACGGCTTTGCCGGCGGCGGCGGTGCCAGCACGGGGATCGAGCAGGCTATCGGGCGCCCGGTCGATATCGCGGTGAACCACAGCCCTACCGCGATCGCGATCCACAAAGCGAACCACCCGCAAACGGAACACTTCTGCCAGGACATCAAGTCGCTGTGGCCGCTGCACGCCACCCGCATGCGGCCGGTATCCGGCGCCTGGTTCTCGCCCGACTGCAAGGAATTCAGCCGCGCCAAGGGCGGCCCGGTCAAGGACCGGAGCATCCGCGCACTATGCTGGGAAGTCGTGGCATGGATGCGCGACGTTCAGCCAAGTGTCGCCTTCCTAGAGAACGTCGAGGAATTCCAGTACGCGGCGCCGCTCGACGAAGAAGGCCGCCCGATCCCCGGCCAGGAAGGCCGCGAGTTCAAGCGGTTCGTCCGGGCCATCCGCGCGCTAGGCTATTGCGTCGCGTGGAAGATGATCCCGGCTTGCGACTTCGGCGCCCCAACCACCCGCAACCGCCTCTACATGATCATGCGCCGCGACGGCATGCCGATCGTGTGGCCGAAGCCCACCCACGGCTCGCCAGGTTCGGCGGGTGTCCGCAGCGGTCGACTGCTGCCGTATCGCACCGCCGCCGAGTGCATCGACTGGTCCATTCGCTGCCCCTCGATCTTCGATCGACAGAAGGATCTCGCGGACGCAACGAAGCGCCGCATTGCCGCGGGCGTCATGCGCTATGTCGTGAATGCGGCCGAGCCGTTCATCGTCCCGGTGACGCATACCCAGAGCAGCCCGCGCACCAATGCCGTGTCGAAGCCGCTCCCGACCATTACCACGGCCAACGGCGGCGAGTTCTCGCTGGTCGACGTGCAACTCGCACCGCATGTCACCAAGTTCCGCACCGGGTCTGTCGGCGCCGCAGCGAACGACCCACTGCCGACCATCACGGCGAATGGGGAACCAGCCCGCCCAGCCGGTGCGGTGCCGCTCGGCGTCGTCAGCGCCTTCCTGTCCAGCTTCTACACCAGCAATACGAACGGTGGCCGCGCTGATCCGCAGAAGCCGCTGAAGACCGCCACTGCCGGCGGCAACCATCATTCCGTCATCGCCGCTCACTTGGAGCAGGCGAACACCGGCGCGATCGGCCGGGATGCTCGGAAACCGCTCTCCACGATCCTCGGGAAGGGTGCGAACCAGCGCGTCGTCGAGACGGTGATGGTGGAGGCCGATGCGCTGCCGCCAGAGCAGCTGGAACGCGCCACCCGCGTCGCCGCGTTCCTGGTCAAATACTACGGCACCGACGGCGAGTCGGAGGCCGCGCAGATCCAGCCGGTCGATCGACCGCTCGACACGATCACCACCAAGGCACGCTTCGCCGTTGTCACGGTGACGATCGACGCGCGGACCTATGTAATCGTCGACATCGGCCTGCGGATGCTGAAGCCACGCGAGCTGGCGCGCGCCCAAGGCTTCCCGGAGACGTACGTCCTCGATCCGGAATGCTTGTATCGGACCAAGGGCGGCAAGATGAAGTTCGGCCGCTTACCGATCGCCCAGCAGATCAGCGCCATCGGCAACAGCGTTTGCCCACCTGTCGCCCGCGCTCTGGTCGCTGCGAACCCACCGGCCGCTCCCGAAATGAGGCTGGCAGCATGAACCGCACCGACTACGTCGCTCGCGACTGGCCTGCACTCGCGGCAGAGGCCGGGCGCATCCACGCCGCGCGCCAGCGCCATGCCGACCAGCTGGCGGAGAAAGGCGACACCGAGCGAGCCGCCCCGGCGGCCGATCGGGCGCGCGTCTCCGGCGCCCTCGCCGCCATGTGGCGCGCGATCGTCGATCACCAGCCCGAGCCCGAGCTGCAGGCCAGCCATGCGGAGATCCGCCAGGATCTCGCGGGCATCCGCGACATGCTCACCCAGCGCGCCGCCCGTGCGCCGGACGAAGTGAACGCGGAGCAGCTCGCCCGCGTCCAGGCGCTGATCGACCACCACTTCCCGTGGTGGCCCGGCGCCGATCGTCCGCACATCCTGTTCCTGCACTCCGTCAATCAAGAGGCGCGCCGCCGCTGGCCGCGCCCGAGCGGAGAAGATGCCGTTTCAACCGAGGGAGGCCGCCATGTGACCCGCAGCGCGGAGCGCGCACCCACGCGACAGACGGCGGCGCCGGTCCCCCGCGCCGCCGTCACCAAGCCCCAGTCGAAGCAGGAAGGACTGTTCTAATGCCGATGGCAACCAAGGGCACGGTTGTGCCGAACCCGTTCCAGCCGGTGATGATCGATACCGTCGACCGCGAAGCGCTGTTCGGAGGCCTGATCTCCGCCGGCCACACCGTCGAATATGCCCGCGTGCAGGCCGATACCCTGCCATCGACCGACGGCGCGCTGCAGATGCTGGCGCGGCACCGGCTGCAATCGGCCGCTGCGGCCACCGGAGACACGGAACGGGAAAAGGCCCGGATCGCCGAGGTGATTGAAGAGGATGGCGGTTGCTGGACTGCGTGCAGCGGATGTCAGGAATCTTGCGAGGGGTGCGTCTCGACCAAGGATTATCCTTACGATGCGCGGTTTCAATGCCAGCCCGGCGGCGGTTGTCGAGAATGCGGCGGCATCGGCGTAATCTGGTGGGATGGCGAGTTTCTAAGCAGTTACGGGGACGCTCTTACCCCAACCGATGATAGCAACGGCGATGCCGCGCGGGAGGCGCTGGCAGACGCGGTGAAGGCCGTCATGCCGAGCGGCATCAAAGACGATCGCATCCCCGACGACAAGGTCTTCCCGCTGTACCTCCGCATGGGCGAGATCCGCTCGCTCGCCAACCTCGCGACCTTAGCGAAACACGTTGGGACGGAAGCATGAAGCGCGAGAACGACATCAAAGCACCCGACGGTTACACGCTCGGCGGGGTGCGGACGGTGCGGCGTGATGGGACCATCCTGTTCAATCGCGGCTACTGGAAAGCTCCCGACGATTGGGTTGGCGAATCGGTCTGGGTGCATGAGGCGTGGGTTACGGTGGAGGGGAAAGGCGAGCGCCTATTCCTTGAGGCCGCCCAGCCCGGCCTGCACATCTATGATGCTCGTGGCAGAATTCCGCCTTGGACCGTGCTTTGCGAGGGGGCCGATCGGAAGGACGCAAAGACTGTTCGTCGGAGGGCAGAATGACCAACGTTCCGGCCATCCGCACTGCTGTTCGCCCCGCACGCTATGAAACCGGAGCAGACTCCGAGAGCCGCGCCAAGATCTTGGCCGCAGTGGAGACGTTCCCGGAGAACCAGCGGCTTGCGGCAGCGTGCATGTTCACGCTGGTGGCGCTTCGCGGCATGCGGAGTGCGGCCCCAGGCCCCGCCCAGCGGAAGATGTGCCAAGAGCATATCGACATCCTTCTGCCGCTGATTCCCGCAGAGGTGCGAAGTATGTTCCCCGCGGACGCGCAGGGCGATGCCTAAGCCGCCCGCCCCACCCTTGTTACAAGCGTGCTCTCAGCGCGTCAGCAATCGCATGCCTGGGCAACAGGCGGGCGGGTGGCCGCCGCGCGAGTGCCCCGAGTGCCGCAAGGTGTTCGAGCCGAACCGTGCCAACCAGCTCTTCTGCAGCAGCCAGCACAATGCCGATTGGAACAACCGGGCGACCGCTCGCGGCCGCGTGCTGACACCCTTCTCGATCGTCGCCCGAGTCACGCGCGATGGTTCGCGCGGCAAGCCCGAGGAACGCGAGATCGGCCGCAAGGCCAGCAGCCGCCACCGGGCATTGATCCAGGAATATCGCGACGAAGATCGCGCCGCCGGCCGCATGGAATGGGCCGAATACATGATTCACCGCCACCGCCTGGGACTCGACACGCGATGACTGCCCCCGCCCGCTTCACCAAGACGGACATCAAGCGCGCCCTGTCCGGCGCGCGCGAGGCCGGCTTTGCGCGCGTGCGAGTCGGCATTGACGTGAACGGCAATATGGTGATCGATGCCAGCGACGATCCGATGACGATCGTCGAGGCTACGCCCAACCCTCTCGATAGGCTGCTGAAGGGCCGATGA